CGATGAGGATCTCACCATGAGCTTTGTAGACGTTAATTACTTTAGCGTAGAGAGCCGGATCAATATCTGCCTGTGGATCTTGCTCTACAACTTCATCTGGTGTCATCCAATCGTGAGCTATTTCATCCCAAGCTAGATATTGATAATTATTCCAGTAGTGAAGTTGCTTCCTACATTTTCTTACTAGATTTAATCGAGCAAATTCTTCCTCTCTGTCGTAATCTTGGACGATTGTGAGCAAAATCTTAGCTTCTTCTGTCTCATGTAGAAGTTGAGGCTTCTCTATCTTCCCATCAATCACGTCCACATCAGTTGTTTCCTGACTGAGTGGAGTGATTAGTTCTGGAGTAAGTAGATCAGGCATTTTTACGAACCCACCTAAATCTTATAGTAAGAACTAGATGTCAAAAAATGAACGGGAGCTACTCTGTCAGCGTCATAATCAGACTGAAATGGTTCAATTCCACCCGCGCGTGCGTCTCTAGTGCAAGCCTCAGAGCAAAACATGCGGTCTCTAGCTCCCTGCTTTGCTGCTAGATAAAAAACTAGAAAACCTAGCCAGTCATATTTTTGACCGACTACCTTTTTCCGCCAAAGACCGGCGGTAAACGGATCGTATTTTAGTTTCGGCCTGAGAACAAACTTGAGTCCATCGAGTCTGAACGGAAAAATACCTACGCCTTCATTTCGAGCAGAAAAAGATTGGTCGGCGCCAATATAAGTCTCTACGTGGCTTATATCTGACCAAGTTTTCACTCTGATTAACCAAGGAATAAATCCCTCGCTTCTATAGAGTAAAATATCACCAGGTTCAACCATTAGTCGAGTATAGGTCATTTCTTTTCTGGCTGGATGACTTTTTTATCTAGTTCCTCTGTCTGCTTATTCCTCTGCTTCCAATATTCCTGACGCTTATCGGCCTCAAATTTTGCTGCGACCTGATTCCAGGGTTTTCTTATCTGTATAGACTTCATCTCGGAGTGCATGCTAGGATTAGTCTGATTGAGCCCTAGCTTTTGATCGAGAATGACTGCTTGATGCTCCAAATATTTATCAAGCCTCTCCTCGTTCCTCTCCGATAATCTCTGATATGCTCCGAGCGCATCTTGCAATCCTTGATCACTAAGCTCTTTCAAGGCTCGAAATTTCTCAATCTCCGCCCTAAGACGATAAACCTCAAAAATCAGCTGTTTCTTACTGAGGTCTAAAACGTAGTCGACCCGAGAATCTCCCCTTATGTCGCTGGACTGAGGTAGTGTTACGTCGAAACTCTTTGTCGTAGGCGGCCATTTGTCTGTGGTAGATATTCCAATCTTGAGTCCTCTCAAAATTCTGAACGATTTCACCCAGCTTACCATATTTCTTAGCCAAGCCCGAAGAGAGATTAAAGTATTCATCGATAGCTTTCAGAAGGTAGCGAGCGCCATCATAAGCGTCATCGCCAATGAACTCGGCAACGTCCTCAGCTTTCTTTGAGTTGTCTGTCTCTGCATAAACACAAGCTGGAATGACCTTACGGAATTCCTCACAGGACTCAGTGCAAAGTAGCTTTGGGAGGTTTTTCTCATCAGGCTCGGGCTCGAATAACTCGATATATTCCCTATAGGCTTTGGGGCCATTATTTCTGAGGATCTTAAGACCAAGTTGATCGTCATAGCCTTCGGCCGGAGTAAAAGATGTGGGCTTGGGCGACCATCGGAGAAACTCGTGTAGGAGGGCTTTCCCACCCAGTCTATCATTGTCAGCTTTCTCCCACGGTAATCCGGTTGCATCGATAATTTGCTCGGCAAGGGTTTTTTCCTCACCGCGCTTCCCCCACGCACTTGGATCTAACTTACACGAGACGACTGACTCTCGCTCAGGTTCAGTAATCCTGGCAACATCGGCTCCCCAGACTGAGATATTTGTTCTAGACCAAACACGTTCACGATAAAGAATGGCTCGCCTATCGGAAGTTGCAGCAGCCCATCCAACCCAAGCCTGTCCAGGATAATATCCCCAATCGCATCCGAGGATTCTGGGCATCCAGATAGGAGGAGTATAGTCTGCAATGACGTGACAAGCGTTGTCAGGCTCGTCAGGAAACTTGGACCCAAAGAAGGGGTCTCTCCATTCAGTAAAGACCTGCCCACTAAATACCCACCAGTCTCCATAAATCTTTGCTCTCTGCTCAGCTAGCGGTAGAAGTCTGAGTCTCTTGAGGTAGCCTGGATCTTTCTTGAGAAGATATGGATTATCTATTAAAAGCGCCTTAATGAAAATCCGCTTTGTATCGCTATCTAAATCATGTATGAGAACTCCACCATTCGGTGCAGGCTCTATAAATCTCTTTCTAACCCAAAGATGTCCAACATTACCAGGATTCGTAGCAGACCTGATAATAGGAGGAACATCAGGAATAACACTACGAACCCTAGAACTGAGATAGATATACCTATTGAAGAGCGAAGTCCCTGGAATAGCCGTAAGCTCGTCAAATCCGACGTATTGATATTCGTTTGTATCATGATCGCGCGCGTCTTTGTCGTTTTCTAAGTAACTAAATCGGATGATTGCCCCCGAGCCATCGAAGGTAAATGTATGCTTCTGAGCGTCATAGCGACCACCGATAGCGTTGTAGATCGGAACAGCTCTGAGTATGAGAGAAGCTTCGAGCTGGGGATAAGTCTCCCTAAAAAGAACCCCATGGAAATGTGGAACCTTGTGGAAACCATATACGATTGGTAGCATGTAGAGGAGCTCAGACTTGCCACCTCCGACCGCTCCTCCATACAGGGCCTCGAAGACAGAAAATGGAATCTGGATGAACTCAACCTGCTTTGCATGAGGCTTCCAGATTTTATCATATCTACCTATCTCGTTTCTAGACTCTACGACTGGCATTTATCCCGTTCTAATCCGGTGTAAGTCGTTAGTCAGATGGAGCAAGCATTTTCTTCCCAAAGCCAAGGATACCACGACCAGTCACTCGGCGCTTTTTGAGCCTATCCCCCAGACTATCTGGTCCTTTTGAAAACCCCCCGGGCGCGCGTAGGGATGATAGACCTTCTGGGGACTTCCCCAGGGGACTCTTTTCTCCTCTGGTCGGGAGCCTTTTCACAATGCCAGTATTTCCAAAACCTTTTCTCATGCCTAGCATTTTTACTCCTATCCTTTTCTCTGAGTAGATGGAATCCAACCGGTCGCTCTGAGAGAGCCGTAGATATAGGCGTCTTTCTGCTTACCCTTGAGACCTTTCTTCTTTGCTCTCCTTCTCAGCTTTCTCTCGAGAGCTTTCGGCATTTACCTTCTCCGCGTTTTTCTTCTGCCTCTTAGTCCACCAGTTAGAGAGGAATGAAACTCCTATGTTAACCAAAGGTTTCCACCAAGCCATTAGGAAAATTCTCCTAGTTTGATGTAATCGTGAAACTTACACGAGCTTATAGGACATACGACAGAAGGTGTTACTATTCCATCTTCTGTTATAGTATGATTCAATCTAAAACTAATCCCACACTTTGGACAGGAGAGAACTACAGATTCTCCGAATCGCCACCATGTTCCTTTCTCTCCTGTTATCTTAGAGTGAGGGATAGTAAGCATCTAATCAATCACCCTCACTTGAACCGCGCGCGGACCACGATCTGATTCAGCGAGTAGAAATGAAACTCTTTCCTGAATAACGAGCTCTCGAAAGTTTTTACCAGTCCTCTCCATAGTTGACCAATGGAAGAAATAATCTCTACCATCATCACCAGCAATGAAACCGAAGGAATCCTTCAATTTTCTTATAGCGCCAGTTAGTCGAGTGTTAACAACTTGTGATAGGAGAGAATAATTCTCTTGAGGTTCAGCCATTAGAGTCAAACCTTAGCCATTAGAGTCAAACCTTGGAACCGACAGTAACGACCTTATAATTTTGCTCGACACTAATCTCTGGCTTATATATATGGAAATGAACACCACCTTGGTCTACTGTTTCCTTTGGAGAGACCTTTTCGACGATCGTCGCCATGTCCTTTGCAATGCGAGAAAGATTCGTCGCACGCTTGACGGCTTTTAGCTTAGGAGTATCAAGAAGCTCTAGAGTATCCCCTAAACGCTCAGCCGCTTTTGCTGCAAGAACTTCTCTGAACTCGTCGATTTGTTTCTTGCGGGAAGGATTAGGTGGGGTATGATTAGTGATGTCTGCTGTAGAGGAAAGCGCGCGCTCGTAGGCTAGAGACTGTTCGTTAGATAGACCAAACAAGCGACCGGCTTGGGACTGACCTACTACTAAAGCCGTCTCACCTATTGCTACTTGTGCTTCTGTCCTTCCTCTATATGGTTGCTTGGATCGTAAAGGATCACGATTGATAAGCTCGTCTAGCTTTGATAGGTCTATGAGAGGGTCCGGTTTGATCACATCCTCGATCGCATCCTCGATCACCTCAGGTTCGATGACGTAGGTTCGATCACCTCCTCGATCATGCCCATCCGAAAAGACATTACGCCTGGAGCCTAGTCTTGCTCTCGCTTGATCCGATGAGATAAACATTCTACACCTCACACCTATCTAAACAAAAAATGATCCGATGAGATAAACATTTAATTTCTCCAGATAAAACAGTAACTAGAGTCTAGATTGAGATAGGAGGAAGGAGGGCGAAGCCCTACTGATCAAGCATAGCATACGTGTCAAGTGGGTAAAACATTAGCATTTAATTGTTCGCTGAGCGATGATTTAGCTGAACAAAACCTAGACTTATTCTAATCAATGTCTATCTAATCAATGTCTAAAAGTAAGGGTCCATCGATACAGGGTCCAATTTCGCGTGAGATGAACCTTTCCCCCCTGTGGGGCATATGGGACCCATTCATTGGCAGATGGGGGGTTGCTCGTCTGTGGAGTAGGATGATTAGCTCACCTGGACGTCATACAAGCGTAGCTATTGATATGTCTTAGTCTTTAGGGCATATGACTATACATGCCCGTAAGTGATGGCATAGACATAGCGAAGCGGGTTCTAGGTTCAACGATCAGAGGGGGCAGGTAATAGGTGGGTATCCGGATCGAGGTGCCGCGGCGGCCTGGGCAGCCTAGCGCGATTACGGGCCTGTTGAAAACTAGCTCTTTTGCCTCATTTAGGCTGTGCAAAACGCGCGCGTATCTGATCTAAGAGACATAAAAATAGGGTAAGGTTTGCAGTCCCTTACCCTATTTTACGTCGTCGCCCGGTTCCTACTTAATATCCTTCCTCACCACAAATACACCAGGCACCTGTAGCAGGCTATACTCACTCGTCATACTCCGCCATTCATGGCAGCTCTCCTCCCATTTCACAAACCGCGCGCGAATCAATCTTTCCATTTGTGAAGCCGGAATGGCGTAGATCAACAGCGGGCAATAAAAATAAACGTGAACGTAATTCATTTCCTTCCTCCCATCTAAAGAGTGCGTGGGAAGGCTACAAACCCTCCCACGCACAAGTGAAGCGAACTGCCTAGACCGGCAATCCTCTTGCCGTGCGCTGTGAGACCACAAATTCGCGGGCGTCCTTCTCGCCGAACAGCCCACCGTCCACGAGAGACTTGACCACCTTCTCGATTGCCCTCTCGGGACCGGCCAGCGAATCCTCCAGCATAATCCGGATCGGCTGCCTCACGTCCAGGTCGAAACCGTAGTTGAAGTAGTCACAAGCGCCCGGCGCCCTTTGCGCTCCTGTGCGCTCGTCCTTACCCTCTTCCGGTTTCACCATCGCAGGTTCGATCTTGCCCCCGCACAAGACCGACATACCGCGCGCGTCGTTTGCGAAGTATGCGATGTAGGGCTGTGATTCATCCTTTTTCGTAGGTGAACTCTTCGCCCGAATCGTGACCTTGCTCTGAACTGCCGCGATGTGCTTCTCGGCTACCGCCTTGCGGATCGCGTCCGCGTGTTCGGGCGTTAGCTTGTCGAGAAGATTCACCAGTGCCCTTCCCTCCACAACCGCCGCTGCTGTTTCTGCTGCCATACTACATGTCCTTTCTGTGTAGGATTGAATTACCCTACATGCCTATTATACGCTTCTTTCGGACTAATACAAGCGAATAAAAAGCGAATGATAAAATATATTTCCACCTGTACGTCTAGTTTTGCTTTTTGATCGCCCCCCTACCCGGCGCGCGCTGTATATAGTATGGTTACCTACGATCCCCCAGGCTCGCACTACGATCCCCCAGGGTGCAGCGATCTAGCCAGGCAGGCCACTTCGCTATGAACCGATCCGCCGAAATTGTTCTAATCGGTTCGGGCGAACATTTAATTAGGTCTTAGATAGAGAAAGGAGGGCAGCCAACTTAGACTATAATAAATACATAAGACTAAGGCGAAAGTTTAGCGAATTTGGTTAACATAATCCGAAGCGAACATATAAGTATGCCAAGATCCGACTAATAGCGCAATACCTATACCGGCGAATAATTAGATTTTCGACTTTCCAAAAGCAGGTTTTTTACAACTCCCTATCCCTTTTCTTACAATTCCCCATCAGGTTTCTTACAGTTTTTTCCAAGCTAAACCAAACCAGATCAGCAGCTTACCCGGATCGGGTAGGTAGGTGGACCCCCCTCTCCCCTGTAGCTTTTTAGCCACACTCCGGCTCTTAGGTCTTTAGTCTTATATATATATATATATAATACAGATACAAGACAGAGCTCGCAGGTTCTAGGCAGGTAGGGTCAGGGGGGAGAGGGGGGGACCTACCCTTACCCTGATCTGCGAAGCCTATGGTTTTAAAGGGTTTAACTGTAGAAATTTCTGCTAGAATCCTGTAGGAAAAGGGGTAGGGAGTTGTAGGAAACCTGATAGAATTTAAGTTTTACGTTTTTCGCAAAACTACTACATGTAGTATTCGCTTTCCTTTCGCCCCTATATGTAGTGCTTGACACCCATGTTACACTTGATCAGGGTGGTGCCCTTTCCGCACATAAGGCCGGTCCGGAGCGGCTGAAAGCTGGTATCACTAGTCAATAACAAACCGTAGATATAGGATGGGAGGAGCATATGGAACATGACGGATTCCTAAGACGAGACGATAGCTCGTCTGACCCGGAGATGGACTTTGAGTCTTATCTCTCTAAGAAGGTGGAAGAATGCATATCCAGGCCAGTTTCAGAAATGAACGAGGTCGAGATTGTCGAGATTCCAGTAGACGAGATTCCAGTAGAGACGAGCGAGAGC